AAGCTTCACAAAGGCATTAGCAAGAGTTCTCTCAAAGTTCGTAAAAGTTTCAGAACAGGGGGAACAGGAGAAGTGTCCTGAGTGCGGATCAGACAAATACTACTTTGTAGAAGGCTGCAACAAGTGTAGCGAATGTGGATATGGAGCGTGTAGCTAATGGACAATTCTAAACTTTACTCACTTGGCTTTGTTTACGCTGCCAAGAAGCAGTCATACGGGCAAAAAAACTGCAAGCTCAGAGAGTCAGCCTACCCGGTTCTCAAGAAGATTAGAGGCAACCTTGGAGCAGAGATGGTTTCCGCATCCCTGGGGTTGGGCAACTGCAAGATGACTTGGACAAAGTTCGCAGAGGATATCGTTTTCAATGCAGCAACGTCCTTTAGTCTAGACTCTGCACCGATGGAGTTTATACGAGGGGTTTGCGACTACAATTTCGCAGAAAGCGGCCTCTATTCATCCGAGAGACCATATGTGAGACTCAAGGTTAGCAGAAGGAGTGCTGACTTCATTCAGCTAACGACTGGTATTACGGCAAACCTTTCAGAGGTTTCTGTAGGCGATCATGACCTTGTTGTTCTTGTAGTGGTTTGATGTTGATGCACTAGACTTCATGGGAAAGGTGTACTCCGGAGTTTCAGAAGAAGAGGACTCAGAGCCAGTCACATACTCAAAAGTCAATAACAGCATTCAACTCTTGGAGGCAGCAGATTCAGGGAGTTACCAATAGTAAGAATCTTAATTTTTGGTTCAAGAGAACTAGGACCGATGCAGTAGAGCCATACAAAGCTAGAATCTCAGATAGCGGGTTTGACCTAACTCTAGTAGAGAAGGTTGATCAGATTGGCATAGTGGAGATGTATACAACCGGAATAAAGGCGTATGCAGACCAGGGTTGGTACTTCATCTTAACACCAAGGTCCTCTATAATCAAGAGCGGATACATGTTGGCGAACAACTGTGGAATTATCGACAGATCTTACACTGGTGAAATCCTAGTGCCAATGATAAAGCTGGACCCAAACGCCCCAGACATCGAGTGCCCAGCCAGGCTCGTTCAGCTTATCCCAGCACCAATCGTTGATTTCGACTTTAGGGAGACATCACTGGACCTAGACTCAAACAGAGGGGAAAAGGGCTTCGGATCTTCAGGAAGCTAAATAGTACAAGAAAAGTGCAAAATATATTAAAAAAGGTACTCCCTTTAGGGCTATAATATCGTATGTACGAGGATTAGGTCTTATAAGGGAGATTTTTATAATGATTGACTGGAACAATGTTAAGCTCCCAAAAGGGGTGACTCGTGACGAGTTCGTAGATGATATCTTCGAGATTTGTCACATTAAGTCCTACCAGTGGACCAATGCGTCAGATGCACACTTTATGTCAAGAGAAGACCTAAAGCAGGAGATGATGCTAAAGTGTTTCAGATCTATCAAAAACTTCAACCCAGAAAAATCATACGACGCAGAAGCAGGAAAGTGGAAGCTTTACTTCTACAGGGCCTGTGACTCCGTCACTAGAGATGTGGACAAGAAGTATACATTCAACAGGGGGCTTCCCTGCAAAAAGTGCCCATTGTTCGACAAAGCAGTGGGGTGTACAAAATATGAACAAAAAATAGACTGTAGCGAGTATAGCTCTTGGGAGAGCCTAAACAAGAGAAAGTTTATGCTTGGAACCCTTTACGGAACAGGTGGCTCAAGCCCTAGCGTTCCCGAAGGGACATACCAAGACGGGGTTTACGCCGAGAGTAGGTGGGCAGACGGGGACAATCTTCTCAATGACCCAATCCAGGCATCCTACAAGCGAGAGAGGGAGTACGACGACTACTCTTCAAATATACTGGACCTATTTGACTATGTAAACAATAAATGCACCGAAGAAATAAAGGCTATCTTCAAAGACCTGTGCGAATCCAACTATGACCCAAAACAGGTTGGAAAGAAGAACATGGACAAACTGAGAAAAGCACTCAAAGGAAAGTTTGACTGGAGCTAAAGATGAAAAAAGGAAGATTTACAGACGAAGAGAAGGTTTTCGTCAAGCAAAACTATCTAATGATGTCAGATGCCCAAATGGCCCTTATTCTAGACAGGGATAAGACGGCTATCGTTAACTTCAGAAGAAGACAGGGCTTAGACAAGCAGGGTAAGTCAGCAATAGCAGAGAACTTTGACCAAGAGTCAGCAAGAGAGCAGTTCGTCTCCGCACTCCCAGAAGAGGACAAGAAGAAAGAGCTCCTAAACGGACTAAGGGCCACCGCACAGTATAGAACCATCATACAATCTCTAAACAAGACAGAGGCACAGTTCTACGAGGACAGGTTTCTGGATTTCATGATGGATCCCACAATTGAAACAATGACTGCCACTGAAAAAGACGCACTGCACAGAAAGACCATCTGTGAGATTAGAGTTCATAGATTCTTGGAAGAGGAAAAGGAGTATAGAGAACAGGGTCAGCCACAGAACAAGGCAAGAGAGATTAAAGACCTAAACGACCAGATCTTCCAGTGCGAGAAGTCTCTTAACGTAACAAGGGAGCAGCGTCTAAAAGATGGACAAGACCAGTCAATAAACTTTACCTCAATCGTAAAGGAGCTTCAGAACCCAAGACTGAAGCAGCAAATCGGATACGAAGCCGCAATGTTTAAGTGGATGCAGAGAGCTGCATTTAATGACGAAATGGGCAGAACCATAAATGCAGGAGACGAGACCAAGTTCGACCTATCTGAAGACTTCGTAAACCCTGAGGATGCTGAAAAGTTCAACTCTGACTTCCTGGGGCTAGAAGAAGAGGGTTCAGACGATGGCAAGTAGGAAAAAGATTGTAAAGGGTGGCAAGAAAAATGCCAAGACCCTTAGGCATCCAAAGCCAACTATTATAATTGACTCTCGTGAAAAAGAGCCGTTTAGGTTTAGAGCGTCTGCAACCCTAGCGGGAACAGAAGTTGCAAAGCTCGACGCTGGAGACTACGCCATAAAAGACATGGAGGACCTTATTGCCATAGAAAGAAAGCAGTCCGCAACCGAACTTGCTGGGAACTTTGGCAGAAATAGAGATAGGTTCGAAAGAGAAATGGAGAGAATGCAGTCCGTCAAGTTCAGGTACATCATAGTAGAGGACCACTGGTCCTCCCTGGGCGGAAAACTTGTTAAGTACTCNAAGATGAGCTCCAAGGCAGTCTTCGAGTCTATTACTACTTTTGAGTTAAAATACGGAGTACACTTTATCTTTGCAGGAAACAAGAAGCAAGCTGCCGCAATAACAAGAAGCTTGCTTATCAGAGCCTACAGACTAAGAATGGATGAGGAGGTATAATGAAGAACAAGAAAAACAGCGTCTTCAATCCAGACTACCAGTGGATGCCGAAACTTCCAGAAGATGCAATGCTTAAAAACCCTCTTGTTGGCATACCAAAGGAGATGCAAGAGGACAATGAGCTAACAGAGTTCTTTAAGATGTGCTCCCCTCAGTATGCACCAGCCTTCGGGATTAAGTACATCATGAATATCAACCTTCTTCATCACCAGATGTCTATGATCCTAGCAATGCTCAAATATAAGTTCCCTATGCTCCTCCTATCTCGTGGAGCGGGAAAGACAATGATGCTGGCAATATACTCCGTGTACCACGCAATGATGTATCCAAACACGAGGATTATTCTTGTCTCAGCGTCCTTCCGTCAGGCGAAGCTTATCTTTAACGAGATTAAGAGGATTTACGACAAGGCACCTATTCTCCAGGCTATCTCAGACTACGAGCCAAGAATGGGAAATGACTCATGTCGATACGGAGTTTGCGGATCAACAATAACAGCACTGCCACTTGGAAATGGAGACAAGATCCGAGGAGAGCGTGGTCATGTAATCCTTGCTGACGAATTTGACAGCATTGACCCAGAAATCTTTGACACCGTTATTCGTGGCTTCGGTGCCACGCAGTCAGACCCTTGGCAGAAGGCCAAGGAGGCCTTCGTAAACGTAGACGAGGAAGAGGACAGGGGTAACGTGTCAACAGGAAACAAGATCATCCTAGCAGGTACTGCCGGCTACACAAACGGAACATTCTATAGGCACTACAAGCACTACAATGGAATCATCGCAAATAAGCTCGCAGGGGACTCTGAGAACTTCAAGGACATCCTGGGAGAAGAGGCGGAGAAGTACGACGTTGACTTCAGAGACTACTGCATCATTAAGTACGCATGGACAGATCTACCAAAGGGAATGATGGATGACAAGCTAATCGAGGGTGCAAAGGCCACAATGCCAAGACACATCTTCGACATGGAATACAATGCGGTGTTCGGAGACGACTCTCTAGGGTTCTTCAAGGCCAAAGACATAAGAGAGGCCACCTCCTCCGGAGACGGTGGGTTTGAGGTGAAAACAAGAGGAACCCCAAGTAAGCAGTATGTTATGGGTGTTGACCCAGCTAGAACAACTGACAGGTTCAGTATCAGCATTGTTGAAGCAGGAAAGCCTTCAAAAGTCGTATACCACTGGACTTGCCAAAACCAGAAGTTCTCATATGCAGCAGCAAAGATTAGACAGCTAATGAGAGACTTTAACATTGTTGGAATCAACATGGACTCCGGTGGAGGCGGGTATGCAATCGAGGAGCTCCTCAACGTTAACAAAACCCCAGATGGGGTAGAGATAATGAAAGAGGGAGAGCCTGTAATAGTGAAGATAGACGAACCAAGAAACCCAGCCCTTAACGAAGACAAGGTTGCTAGGATCCTTAACTTACAAAACTTCACTAGCCAGTGGATTGAGGACGCAAACTCCCTTCTACAGAAGAACATAGAAGACAGAAGTCTAATGTTTCCAAAGACTTACGTNGAATCAGGGCACGCCTCCCTGGAGGACGTAGTGCATGAGATATCTGAGCTAAAAAAGGAACTCCTTTCAATTGGAGTAACATACACCAAGACAGGAAAGAAGAGCTTCGATCTCAAGCCAGGGGACCCAAAGGACGACAGTGCTAAGCACAAGGACAGGTACTCGTCCCTCCTTCTGTCCAACCAGATGGCCAACAATATAGACGAAATGCTTCTATATGGCCCAGCGAAGGCGAAGAAGGCATATGATGAATTCCAAGGTGGCTGGCTAGAAGACCTGTAGATTGTCGTATAATTATAAACATAGGTGAGCATTACCCCATATATGATAGGCATTGATAGGGAAAATCATGAGCATTGACGAAAACAACTCTAACAATAGCGATAAGATCTTCAAAAGAGCTAAGGCTTGGGATGGATATCTTGCTAACGAGGCTGCATTTATCAGCAACGACAGAGCTACAGCTTCCCACGGGGGCGTAAGATACGACGGCTCAACAGAGAGGGCCGGAGGAGCCAGCAGCAGCGACACCAAGAACAGAATCGGTGCATGCCGTGAGGCCTACGAAAACGAGGGAATCATTGGAAACATCGTTGATCTAATGGTTGACTTTGCACTTGAGGGGGTTGAAATCTACCACAAGTCAGCACCAATCCAGAAGTTCTTTAGACAGTGGGCCGAAAAGATAGACCTAATGAACCTCTCAGAGCAGGTTCTAAAGGGGACATACCGTGACGGAAATGTACCAGTCCTAGCCTATTGGGGCAAGATTTCCGACAAAGAGGTTAAGTCCTTCAAAAAGTCAGTGGGTCAAACTCAGGCAAACCTTTTCTCAGACAAGTCAATGGAGGGGGATAAGATTATCCCTTACAGATACCAGGTCTTAGACGTGCTAAACGTCGAAAGGGTTGGCTCAGAGATGCTCGGAACAGCGGGCTGGGAGTACCAATTTGAGAAGGAGGACTACGAAGTCCTTAACAGCACAATGGATGCAAAAACTAGGAACGTGGTTAACCAGCTAAAGGACGCTCTTGGAAAAGAAGAGTTCAACAAGATCAAGTCCAGCGGAAGAATGACTCTAAACCCAGCCATGTTTGACATGCTATACTACAAGAAAGACGGGTACAAGGCCTGGGCCAACCCAATGCTGTGGCGTGTAATCAAGGACGTTAAGTTCAAGAAGATGCTTAGAGACATGGATATCTCAGTAGCAGAAGGTGTAACAAATGCCCTCACCATCGTAAAACTAGGTAACACAGAGGCCGGACTGCCACCTTCAAAGAAGAAGTATCAGCAAATTGTAAACATGCTAAAGAACCCAAGCAAGTCAAAGACAATTGTCTGGGACGATCTAATTGATGTACAGACAGTGTTCCCACCGGTAGAGAAGTTCTTCGACCCAGCAAAGTACCAGCAGGTCGATAATGACATCAGGTCCGGCCTAGGAGTTGCGGAGATCCTTGTCAACGGTGGCGGAGGAAACTACTCATCATCATTCCTATCTGTTAAGACCCTCCTTGAGAGACTCCAGATGGGCAGACAGACACTGTTGGGCTGGTTGCAGAACCAGGTGGCAGTTGTGTCAAAGAACATGGGGTTCAAGACCGCACCTGTTATCAGGATGACCAACATGAGTCTAACCGACCAGTCAGTAGAGAAAAACTTCCTTCTTGAGCTATTCGATAGAAACGCAGTTTCATTCGAGACACTCACCGAGAGGTTCGGAGAGAGCTTCGACATTGAGCAAGAGAGAGTAAGAAAAGAAGACAAGAGGCGTGAGAAGATACAGGACGCTAGCCCATTCTCGTTATTGAGAGTCGGAAAGTTTGGACCCCAGTACCCTGCTGGACCACCACAGCTCCAAGACGTATCCGACTCCGAAAAGCCAGAAGATGAAAATCTTGCAAATCTTCCTTCAGCACAGGAGGACAGTGGCAAAGACGGAGGAAGAAAAAAGGGAGAGCCACAAAAAAGAAAAGAGAGACAGGAGCCAGCGGCTCCGGTTGGAGAGAAGGCAAGTAGTTCAGTCTTACCAAACATGGTCGATGATGCATTCGACATGGTTTACAAGGCGGTTTGTTCCGAAATCTGTAAAGAGAATGGCTACAAGAACGCAAGATCTCTAACTAAAGAAGACAGGCAGAGAGCCAATGGCGAGGGGGTCGATGCCATGCCAGAGGTTCTAGTTCAGGCTCTAGGGCTTGGAGAAGAAAAGGCTTCGGTTTTCATTAAGTCATACGTGGCTTCAATGAGCAAGAGTTTAATTAGTGCCGAGGAGACCGGCATTACACCAGGAAGATTAGAGATTAAGGAGCTCGTAAGAAAGGCTGTTCAGAATACTATTAGAACTAAGGAATAGTAAGGACAACTTAAATGGACCAATTGAAAGATTTGTTAATATTGGCGAACGAGTTTGGTCTTGGACTTTTCTTAAGTGTTTTCATAGCCGTCTCATTCTTTGCGTTAGGAAAAAAGCTCATACAGGGGCATGAGTCGCATAAGAGAGACTTGGTAGATATCATAAAGGAGAGAGAAGAAGGAGTTATTGACAACCTGTCTGATGTTAACTCAATGTTGATAGTTCAGGCAACAGCATTGCAAGATGCCAATAATAGAATTCAAGATCTTTCCGATAGGATAGATTCGCTTTCTGAAAAGCAAAGACAAAATAAATAAGTTTTTAGACGATTAAATTAGGAGTTAGCGGTGGCTTACAACATATTCAGCTACGGACCAACGGGCCGTTCAATCTATGTAGACGAAAATGGTCAGTTGGTAATCAACACTGATCCAAACGTTTCTGGATATGTACTAGGATACGGAGATGAGGGATTCCCTCTATTGGTAGATGCATCGGGTAGGCTGCTAACTCAGGATGAGTCAACACTAAATTCACTAGCCCAGCTTTCAGATACGGATGTACTAGGTGCTGTCTCAGGGCAGTTCCTAATGTACGATTCCTCTGTTGGAGACTGGGTCCCAAGTGACGTAATGCTAGAGCTCGACGAGTTGAGTGATGTTATCACAACAGCACCATCCGTAGGCGATAGACTGGTTTACGATGGAAACAATTGGGTAAACCAGGGCGTAGCTGACATCGACATTTACAGCGTNCAACTAGTTCAGGCTAGTGGACAAACATTGTCTGCTANAGCAGGAAAAACTTACTCCTGCAACCTCTCCGGAGGAAGCATGACAGTAGAGATGCCAGCCTCGCCAAATACAAATGACCACATTGTCATTAAGGACAAAGGAAATAGCCAACAAAACTACATTACTGTAGATGGAAATGGCAACAATATCGACGGACAGGCAAGCAGAGTTTTGCAATCTAACTATGCAGCGTTTACTTTAGTCTGGGATTCCCAAGAATGGATCATCGTATGATGATAGTGCTGGGGAAAGGTTAACCAACCAATACTTCAAGATGAAATGAGATAAACGATATGGCATTTTCAGGAGATCAGCCAAACTTCAAGCAGTTAGACCTTAGCGTCGAAACCGGTACTGGTACAAATGCAGCCTCAGGTAGCATTATGTTCCACGCCACATCTGGTTTGATTCAGCACATCAATGGAGACTGGGCACAGATGTCCTCCT